TGCAGGCTGGGATGAAAATCTGCTACGACAGGAATTACAGGCGCTGGAAGGTGAGGATTTTAATCTCTCGTTACTTGGCTTTGGCGAAGATGAACTGGACGAATTGCTCGGTGATGATGATGGCGAAGGCCTCACCGATGAAAACGCTGCGCCAGAGGTTCCCGAAAAGCCTGTGAGCGTTCTGGGTGACCTTTGGATTTGCGGGGAGCATAAAATCCTGTGCGGGGATTCTGCTTTGATCGATAGTTATCAAACCCTGCTGGGCGAAGAACTGGCCGATATGGTGTTTACCGATCCGCCTTATAACGTTAATTACGCCAATTCGATGAAAGACAAGATGCGCGGCAAGGCCCGTCCGATCCAGAACGACAATCTGGGTGATGATTTTGGCGCGTTTTTGTATGACGTTTGCACCAACCTGATGATGGTGAACAAAGGTGCGCTCTATATCTGCATGTCGTCATCTGAATTGCACACGCTGTATAACGCCTTCACCGATGCAGGCGGCAAATGGTCAACCTTTATCATCTGGGCGAAAAACACCTTCACGTTGGGGCGGTCGGATTATCAGCGGCAGTATGAGCCAATCCTTTATGGCTGGAAGAACGGTAATGAGCATTTCTGGTGCGGTGCGCGGGATCAAAGCGATGTCTGGTTTGTGAATAAGCCTGCCAAGAATGATCTGCATCCAACCATGAAACCGGTCGAGCTGGTGGAACGCGCCCTGCATAACTCCAGTAAGACCAAGGATATTGTGTTGGATACGTTCGGCGGATCTGGCACCACCATGATTGCTTGCGAGAAAACCGGCAGGCGCGCGCGGTTGATTGAACTTGAACCCAAATACGCCGATGTGATTGTCAAACGCTGGCAGGAATTTACAGGCAAAGCTGCAACCTTGGCGGCCACGGGACAGAGTTTTTCTGAACTTGAAGCCGAACGTGCTTGAGTATTGAGGAACTATGGGACTCTCCATTCGTGCTTATGCCCGCCATCGCGGAGTGGCGGATAATGCCGTGCGCAAGGCGATCCGCACGGGGCGCATTGTGCCAGAAAAAGACGGATCGATTGATGTCGCCAAGGCCGATGCGGCGTGGGAGGCAAATACAGATCACACTAAGCGGCATGATCCATCGGCCATGAAGGATGTTGATCCGAATGCAGCGATGGAATCCGTGCGCCAGACATTGGCTGAAAATGGCCGCGCCCCGAAAGGCATGAACAGCTTTACCCAAGCACGCACGGCACATGAGATTGCCAAAGCGCATTTGGCGAGACTGCGGCTACAGGAAAAGAAAGGCCAGCTGGTCAATAAAGATCAGGTCAAGGCACATATTTTCCGGTTGGGACGAGAATTCAGGGATGCATGGGTGAACTGGCCAGCCCGTGTGTCGTCACAAATGGCCGCAGAGCTACAGGTGGATGAGCATGGCTTGCACATGATTTTGGAGCGCTATGTGCGGGAGCATCTGAATGAACTTGGGGATGCCAAACTCGACACAGCATGATGGCGCGTATGACAGTTTTGAAATTGACATCTGGTGGCGCACGGCGATTACGCCTGACCCGTTTCTGCTGGTTTCGGAATGGGCGGATCAATATCGATTGCTCTCGCCAAAATCCGCCGCCGAACCTGGCCGCTGGCGCACCGCCCGCACGCCGTACTTAAAGGAGATTATGGACAAGCTCTCGCCGGTCGCGGCTGAGCAGCGGATTGTGTTCATGAAAGGATCTCAAGTCGGCGGCACAGAATGCGGCAATAACTGGATTGGGTATGTGATTCACATCGCCCCAGGGCCGATGATGGCGGTGGCGCCCACGGTGGAACTGGCCAAGCGTCATTCCAAACAGCGGGTTGATCCGCTGCTGCAGGATGTGCCGGAACTGCGCGAGCGGGTGAAGCCCTCGCGCGCGCGGGACAGCGGCAACACGATCTTGAGTAAGGATTTTCTGGGTGGGCTGCTGATCATGACGGGGGCAAACTCTGCCGTGGGGCTGCGCTCCATGCCTGCACGCTATTTGTTTATGGACGAGATTGATGCCTATCCAGGAGATGTCGATGGCGAAGGCGACCCGATTTTACTGGCAGAGCGACGCTCAGCCACGTTCAAACGCCGCAGGAAAGTGTTCATGGTCAGCACGCCGACCGTCAAAGGCTTATCGCGCATTCAGCGTGAGTTTGAGAAAAGTGATCAGCGGTTTTTTCATGTGCCATGCCCTGAATGTGGACATTTCCAACCTTTGCGCTTCACTCAACTGCGCTGGCCGGAAAACGCACCACAAAAAGCGGCCTATGCCTGCGAGAGCTGCGGCCATGTGATTGATGAACACCACAAAACCACCATGCTGGCCAAGGGAGAATGGCGGGCAACGGATGAAAGCCAAGACGGCACGATTGGTTATCACCTGTCGTCGCTTTACAGCCCCATCGGCTGGTTTTCGTGGGGGGATGCGGCGGCGATGTTTGAGGATGCCAAGCGCAATCCCGACCTGATGAAAGGGTTTGTGAATACGGTGCTGGGGGAACCTTACGAAGAATCCTCGGAGGCGCCTGAATGGCAACGTATCTATGAACGGCGGGATGTTTATGCCCAAGGTGTTGTGCCACTGGGTGGTCTGTTCCTCACCGCTGGTGTGGACGTGCAGAAAGATCGCCTTGAATGCGAAGTGGTTGCCTGGGGGCGTAATAAGGAAAGCTGGTCGGTTGATTATATCGTGCTCGACGGTGATACGGCGCGGCCCGATGTTTGGCGACGGCTGGATACGGAAGTCCTTCAGCGCGACTGGCTGCATATCGCTGGGCAAACCATGCCCATTCGCGTTATGGCGGTGGATAGCGGTTATGCCACACAGGATGTTTACGGCTTTGTCCGCAACCATCCACAGGCCGTCTGGGGCGGGAATGGCGCCCGCGCCAGCCAGCCGCGCACGGTGGTGGCTGTTAAGGGGCAAGACCGCGATACGGCACTGATTTTAAGCGTCGGTAAGGCCGATACGGGCGGCAAACGCCGCGGCCTCAGGGTCTGGAACGTCTCTGGCCCCGTGGCCAAGATGGAGCTGTATCGCTGGCTGAAACTGGAATGGCCGACCGATAAGGATCTGGATGCGGGCGTAACCTTCCCGCCTGGCAGCTGTCACTTCCCGCAATATGGCGAGGAGTATTTCAAGCAGTTGACAGCAGAGCGGCGCGTGATCCGTGTGCATCGCGGCTTTCCGTATGCGACATGGGAGAAAGACCCAAGCCGCAACAACGAAGCACTGGATTGCCGTGTCTATGCCCGCGCTGCTGCCAGCATTTACGGTTTGGATCGAATGAGTGATTTCAAATGGCGGTCGCTGGAGGTGTCTCTCGGTGTGGCAGCAGAAATCCCGACGCGCGGGGTGGAGTTGCCCGTAACCCTTGAGGCCAAAGCAACGCCAGCAAAACCAGAAACAAAAAAACGGATGCATGTTGCCCCGCGCAAAACAGTGCGGGCGGACGATCCGTATCTATGAGGAATAGGAATGACCGAGACACTGCTCGAACTTGAAACAAGACTGGTGCAAGCCAAAGAAGCGCGGCATCGCCTGCTCACGGGTACGCAGGAAGTATCGGTCAGTCTGCAAGGCTATGGCAGCACAACCTATACCGCCTCCAATGTTGAAGCACTGGAGCGATATATCAATGAGTTGGAATTACAGATCTCCCGCGCAAAGGGTAGCGCGCGGCGCGGGATTATCCGCACAAGTTTTTAAGGACGCAAGAATGGTTCAACTTTTGGATTCATCCGGCCAACCGATGAAGTCTGGTCTGCGCTTTAAGGCGAGTGACACGGCGCATCGGGCGGCATCTTTGCGTGCGCGGGAGCTGGCCAGTTGGATGCCGCTTTTAGGGTCGGCAGATAGTGATTTACTCTCCGAACTCCCAACGCTGGTATCACGTTCACGGGATTTAACCCGTAATCACGGTGTGGCGGCTGGTGCCATACAAACTCTGGTCGATAATGTCATCGGCACGGGATTGCGCCTTGCCTCCATCCCTGATTATCGCGCTCTAGGTAAAACCAAGGAATGGGCGGATGATTGGGCGCGCGGGGTAGAAAGTGAATGGCGTGCCTGGTCGGAAAGCACAGCGTGCGATGCCGCTAATGCGCTGACATTCCACGGCATGACAGCGCTGGTGTTTCGTGCAAGTTTGATTAACGGCGAGGCTTTGGCATTACCCTTGTGGCTGGATCAGCGCGGGGCTTCGTATGCCACGACCATTCAGCTGATTGAAGCCGACCGGCTTTCAAACCCCGCTGGCGTGCAAGATAGTAAAACACTCCGTTCTGGGATTGAGATAGATGCGTATGGCGCAGCGGTCGCTTATCATATCCGCAAGACGCATCCAGGCGATGCCTATATCGGTTATGGGCAAGACCGCGAAGAATGGCTGCGTGTGCCCGTACGCACACAATTCGGGCGGCTACGTGTTTTGCATGTGCATGATAAAGAACGCACTGGCCAGCATCGCGGCAAGCCACTGCTAACCTCCATCATGCCAATGTTCAAAATGCTCGATCATTACGAGCGGTCGGAACTTCAAGCGGCGGTGGTTAATGCCATGATTGCTGCTTTTATCGAAACG